TCTATCCCCTCCCGTAAAGGAGGGGTGGTTCTAGATAGTAATGTTTTGTGGCATGTCAGTATTCGCCTTATTTGCTGCCGGGTACTGGCATGTTGCAGTTGAGTTTGTCGAAGAGTTGTCGCCAAACCACAACTTGTTCAATGAAACTATTCCTGAAACAGCAGATCCAGAGCACTGAATGGCGTTAGTTGCATCCTTAAACATATTGTCAGCAACCCTGATGTTCTCATACTGTGAAAGCCATGGAGTTGCTCCGTCATCTATAAGTATTGTTGCATTTCCTGCTGTTCCTGGTGTGGTTGATGCCACATAGTTGTTTGTAAACTCGGCATAACTTGTCCCTGTTGCTTTTGATACGCCTGTCTGTAACTGCGTGAAAAGAAAACCACCTAATTGCACGTTTCTTGAGACGATAAGAACTTTAGGTGTATATCCTATAGGATGAAAGCTAACAACCCGATTTGAACAGTTAAGAATCCTATTCCTTGTAAATAAAACAGTGCATGCAGATGAGCATTTCAATCTAATAGTGGAAGGACCGCGATCAAACTTATTACCATCTATTTCAATTAGGTTCATCAAACCAACATTGGTTGACGTAACAACATCTATAAATGGAATGGCTGTTGCAGCAAATCCAGAAAAAAAAGAAACATTGCATTCTTTAACCTGTATTTGAGTTGCAGCTGCTCCAGTTGCAAGTTGCAGGTTTGTAACATTGCAATTCGATAATGATATCCTGTTAAAATTTCCAAGAGATGCAAACCCAACCGCAGATGTTGAGTCAGACCTCATTTCAACACCAATAAATGTAATGGAGCTATTTACTGATGTTGCGTCGTCGCTTGCATTCATGAATATAGGACTGCTTGTTGATATCAGCCCGCCTTCAACTTTAAACTGACTGTTGCTCATTGCAGCATAGTTGTACATAAACAACGGAGCAGTCATAACGTTATTGCTGAAGGTTATGGTTGCTGATTCAATAATTGTTCCATTTGTACCAATTAGAAGGATTCTGTCATATGCCCTGATGGTATTTCCTGAAACAACAAGGGCCCTCATCCATCCAGTATCAATCCACGGAGTAGTAGATGTCCCTGGGACTATGTGGATTCCTGCACCCTGAGTTTGAATGTTGTTTCCAGAAACTGTGATTTGACCCCATGGAATATTACCGCTAGAACCAGGCATATCTAGGACGATAGCGTTATCTAAAACATCAAGGTTGTTTCCTATAATTGAGAAACGAGTGAAACCACAACGGCCTTTTATGCATCCGTTACCCCTTGTGTTAACCCTGTTTTTCATGGAATTACCTATTACGGCAATCTCTTCAACAAGGGCACCAAGCCCAGAAGATGCAAATGTGGCTCCAGCTGTGTACACGGCATGATCATACCATCCGTCCATTGTGTTTCCCTGGATGCGGATGTTTCTCATATTCCCGCCAATGCATGACCCGGGAGAGTCGTAGAACACACAGTCGTAAACAAGAACGCCGCCGAGCGAATATCGGTGGTCTGCCCATGTGACATTTGGTGCTGGAGTTTTAACGCCATCAGGAGTGTTATTGTATGGCTCAGCATTTGTTGGACATATGTCGATGTATCTTGTTTGGTCAGGGATTGACGTTCCTGAACCTGACGCACCAACCTCCATATTTCTTGCGTTACCATCAATTCTGATGCCGTGAATTGATATGGTCCCATCAGCGCCAGTGGCAATAAGCAGAAGGTTAGATCGGTCCTGCAATGGGTCTATGTCTGTAGTTGAGCCTGACACAAAGTAAGATCTCTGGCTGCGAACTATTGTTGCTCCACCATCACCCCATATAGACGTGCAACCTGTCCAGACATTAACCTTTGCATCAAAAACATAATCTCCAGGTGGAAAGAAAACGCCACATCCTTTTTCTGCCGCTTCATTTACTGCAAGCTGAACAGAGGCGTTGACGTACTTAATGCGATCCCTTGCAAAAACTGACGCCAGTTCATCATCAGTCATATATTTAGTCGCAAGTATGCTCGGGGTTTTCTCTACGTATTCATCAAGGGTTCCGTAGCGAGTGTTCACTAATGAACCATTGCCATTTGCTAATTCCTGCCTTAACTGATCAGGGTCATACTTCAATACGTTTGGATAGTAGAACTGCTGTGCATTAGATGCGTCATACACGGCCATTGAATGGCCCTGCACGGTGACGAACTTTGCGATCTGCCCGTTATATACCGGATATCCGCCAGCGTTTATTACGATTGGTTGGGCAACCTGAACGTGGCTTCCATTTTCGTTTTCAAGATAAACAGGGATTTGATTCGCAGGGTTTACCGGGTCAGTGTCAATCTGTCCGATATAAATTTTACCATTAGCCACAGCCTTAAATGACCGAGGCATCGTGAACAACTGAGAGGGCATCGACACAACAATGTTGGCTGTGATATCTGACATTTACTGTGCTCCGGGCGCAGCAATTCCGCACAAGATAAAACTTGCGCAGCATTGCGTTAAGGTCGGTTATAATTGTTTAAAAGACAGGAGGATTTATGGAACGTGACTTGCTTAACTTTGCGTTGTTACTATGCGGAATTGTCGTCGGTAAGTTGTTATTCGCTTAATGCGTCAGATTTAGCGCCTTGAGCAACAGAGTTTACAGCCCGATCAACTTCAGATAACGCTTTCTCAAACGCGGTAGAACCACGTGGAGTATTAGCCAGGCGAAGCATTGCGTTTCGCGCAGGTTCGCTCTCATACATTCTCGCCAACAATCCATAACCACCACCCACTCCAACGAGTGCCGGGTTAGTTGCAGATCCGATACCTAAAATGAATGGGATTGCCTGCTGTCCTGTTGGGGTTGTTACCCCGGCCTGACCTGCCCGCTTGGTTGACTCAAGATAGTTTTTCATCCCTTTCAAATACGCAGCATCCCGGCCTTTAAACGCAATTCCCGTCTGGTTAGACATCAGATTAACCTGGCGCAGGAATTGGTCAGGAGAACCACCTGATTTCTCCATAGCCTTTCCGATTATTCCGTTACGCATTTGAGCGCGGCCAACCTGACCGACTGACCGGTACAGATTCTGAACCTCAGACTTGTTTTTGCTGAAAAGCATGTTATTGACCACTTCAGGGGTTAGATCTCCTTTCATGATCACGTTCTTGAGTCGTGTATTCTGGAGCTTGTTAGCTTCGTCTGCGTAGATGGCGTTAGCTTGCTTATAACGACGCAGGGTGTCATTCCCAAGATTCTGCCCGATGGCACCGTCGATATCGCCTGTCATTGCATTGTAAACTCGATTAACTGCAGCCTCAGATCTGTTAATTAGCGCCTGACGCTCACCCTTTACGTCCTGCCTGAATTGGCTACGCAATGCACTTAACTGCTGCAAATCCATCGCCATTGGTCCGTTAGCCCCTGCATTGCGAGATAACTCGTCTCTGTAAACCTTTAGTTTTGAGATAGTTTCGTTATCTGCGGCTCCACCAAGCTTCTGCAAATCAGCGATTTCATTATCAATTTGCTGAATAGCCCTGCTCGGCTGAATGTTAACTCCTGCCATTGCATTCTGAACCTGCTCAAGGCGATTTCCAGCGGCCCTGCGAATTCCAGATGATTTAGCCTTCAGGCTTCCAACAACAATCGATGGGTCGTATTCACCAAAGCGGGATGCAAACTCATCTACCAACTGGCTACGCGCTTCCTGCTGCCCAGCTCGCATTGAGCTTGTGCCGGCAAAAGGGATGTTTTCAGCGGTGGTTTGCGCCATGCGCCCGACGCGGGAATTTGGCTGTAAAACGTCAGTGGTATGCAGAGGGACATCAGCAGCGTTAGCAAACTGAATAGCCTGCTGAGCTTCTGGTGCGATCGTGCCGCGCACACCACGATAAGCAGCGCCAGCGGCACGACCTAACTGATTAATCACGCCACCCAATACAACGCCAGTTCCTAAATCTGTTGCCAGAGCTTCAGGATTATCACGCTGACTATTTGCAGCCATAGAACCAACGGTGTTTTCAGCCAGCAAACGCGATGCCCCCTGAGCAACTCGACCTGCAATCGACGGAGCCTGAGCCGCTAATCTCTCAGCGCCAACAGGCGTCAAGTAAGGCAGAGCTTCAGAGAAAATTTTACCTTCTGTAGTCTGCGGCGTAAGAGTGCCTTGTTGCAAGCCAAAATCCTGCTCAAGCCCTTGAGTCGTGACGCGTGGTGCAGGTTGATACGTGCCATCACCCATGCCAAGCTTCTGACCAGCCCATGCCCCGGCGCTGGCGACCGCATCAGCCATAGATGCCGGAATGTTTGCCAGATTAACGCCAGCCTGTAGCAATCCACGACCTGTTTCTGCTGCAGCGTTGCCAAGATCTGACATGAAGCCACCTTGTTGCTGTGGCTGCGAGGGTTCTTGTTGCTGTTGTGCAGGTTGTTGCATCGTTGGAGGTGGGTAAGCAGCATAGAAAGCCTGTTTAGCCTGTTCTGCATCGTTTCCGGCTTGCGGAGCTACTACTTCATTGAAGTATTGCTCTTGCGCCTGTGCTTTCTGCTCTGGTGCTAATGCCTGGTACTGTTGAGAGGCAATAACGTCTTTCCATGCCTTAGCCATTAATCACCCCATAGAGACTGGTAGCCAGATGTTTTCGGTTGAGTAGTTTGTGGTGCAGATGGCTGCTGTTGGCGCTGTCCACCATTACCAACATCAACCTGATACTGCTGGTTGTAGTTATCGGTGTATTGCTGGATATCGCGCATTGATTGCTGCATTGCTTCAGGGCTCGAATAGTCAACCTGCGGCATTCCCTGAAAATACATCTTCGCTTCTGCAACGGTGTTGATGCCGGATGCCCCCATATCACGAGCCGCTGCAATGCCCTGGTTCTGCATCTTTCCCTGTACGCGTTGAGCTGCGTTATATAGCTTTCGCTGATCACCACCAGATGCGCGACTGCGAATGTCAGCACCAAGAGCCGGGGAACCTGACGAACCTGTAACGCCAGTCATGAATCCAAGGTCGTCAGCTGATGCGCCAGAAATTGCATCAAGGTCTTTCTTCATTGCGTAATTCTGAGCACTTGCAGCTGAAGTGGCCGGTGCAGCAATTGAGCTTGCAGGGACGCGGACCATATTCCCAGCATTGTCGATACCTTCATAAAAAGCGTTCGCACCAGATCCATGTAACTTACCGCCAACATTAACAGTACGTCCGTCAGCTAACTGGACTACGCGATCACCTTGACCACCTGCCCCACCGGCACGTTGACTTGCCATATCTTGACCACGACGCGCAGTAGACGCAGACATATCCTGCCCGCGCATTGTGATGTTCTGACCACGCGCCTGAAGTCCCTCACCGGCTTTATTACTGCGTACTGTTTCAGCTAGCTTGTCGCGGTCTCCGGTGACACCGTAATAATCTTTAGCGCCCAACGCGCTTAGACCAACGGCATCAACAATATTTGCAAGACCGGTCGGATTTTGCTGGAACTGCTGAGTGATATCATCAGCAGATGATCCAATCGAGCCAAGAACTCCAGCATGCTTTAATGCCACTTGCTGCACTGCTTGTGGATTGCCGGTGGACATAGCAACGCGCAGGTCACGAGCCGCACTTCCCAAGGCCTGCTGATGCTGCTCATCCTGGAAACCAATACCAGCTTTGATGGCGTCCATCTGCCCAGGATACTTGGCAGCAAGGGCGGTCATTTTTTGCGGATCGCCGAATGATGATTGCCAGTCAGCCTGGAATTGCTTCGCCAGAGCCTGAGCCTCTTCGGCCTTCTGACTTTCAAGGGCCTGCTGTCTCGACATGCTAATCAGGCTTCCAAGCTTGGCTCCAGTCAACATCGAGTTGTTCAGCCCAGATGTATAATCAATTGGATCGACCATCAGAAGAACCCCGCTACTTTTCCTAACATCGCGCCATTTAACAGGGTGTTAAACCCAGCAGTTGCTTTTCCTGCCTGCGCCGCACCAATCTGCCCCATGTTTTGCCCATAAGTGTTGGAATACTGTCCGCCTGCAGCGTTCTGCGCGCCGCCCGCAGACAGACCTACGTTTGTCAGACCCATTAATTGCTGATACATGTTGTTCTGCTGGTCAGTCATCATGTTCAGGTAATTCTGACCAAGCTGCGGCGCAATGGATGACAGCATATTCCCTGTCGCCGTGGAACCTAGCCCACCAGTTGCTTCCGCTGCATTAAGCCCCTGATATCTGGCTTGATTAGCCAGTTGTTGGTATTCTGGTGATTGATAATACTCACTCAGCAACTTGTTACGGTCTATTGGCTGACCGGCAAGCCCCTGAAGTCCGCTAAGCGCCGTCTTTCCAGCATCAAGGAATGGTGCAAGCCTGTTAACCTGATCCTGATAAATATTCCATGACGTTTGGTTTGACTGATTTGCGGCTTTAACCTGAGCATCCGCCGCAGCATTTGAACCGGTAATTCCACCGACAACGCTACCAACCACATTGCCGATACCTTTAGCTATGCCGCCCATTTGTATACCTCTTCATTAAAATAAGTTCTCCGCTTGTGTCGTCGATGTACTCAACAACGCCGCGCCATGACTCCGTGAAGCCAAACTTTCTAGCCAGGTTGCATACCTGCTTATGCTCAATGCGGATCGGAGCGTGAATCTCACGGTTACCGATTAATGACAGCACATCAGCAACAGCGTCACGGCATCGATGACGTTCGCCCGGCTTCATAGCCATATGCAGATCAACGTGGTCACCAAAATCCATGCAGACGAAGATGCCGACACCGTTCCAAAGCAGATAATCACCATCAACCAGCGGGAATGACGGCACACCCCACAGGCGCATCAATCCCTGCCCGGTGAGAGCATCGATTTTTGTGAGCATGATTACTGTTCCGCGATAATTTTGATGGTCGTGGCAGTAAATACCGCGCCATTTGACTGAATGGTTAACGTGCTGCCGTTTGTGGCAAGGAAGCCGCCCTGGTCAACGCTAAAGAATGTCGCAAGGAGAATGTTGTCTGTCGCCGTGGCAACGTTTCTGCTGGCTACCAGAGTGTCAGGAACTGACCCGGAGAAAGTAAGTTGCATCGAACGGTTTGCTGTGCCGCCAGGGTAACTTCCGATAAGCGCCAATTTGAAATTGAGCGTTTTGTTCTCGTTAAAGACGACCATCTTATCGGATGTCGTATTGAAGAATGGGGCCAGCGTACCTGATGTCGGAGTCAGTGCCTTAAGCATTGTGACGAGGTTCGTCGGAGTCGTCGGGATCGCCTGCGTTATGCCGGTGTAAACAACCTCTGACTTCTTGCGCGTCGTGGCGTATTCCAGAGCGACAATGCGCGTTTCATGGTTTGCCAGTTCAGCTTCATTCGCCGTGATACGTGTTTCGTGATCATCCAACTCCGTTTCAATGTCGATAACCTTATCCAGAAGGTAATCAACATCATTACGCAGTACGTCAATCTTCCCTTCTGCGGTTGTCAGCCTGACATCTAGAAGTTGAATGGCGTTGGTGTTGGCGGTGATTCTTCCTTCGTGGTCGGCAAGCGTTACATCCTGCTCATCGTTTTTAACCTGTGCGTCATATGCTCCTTTTCCGGCTTCGTTAGCCTTGTCTGCAACACTGGTGAAGTCAGCAGCCTGAGACAAAATATATTGCGTGTATGCCGGACTCCACCCTATCGGTATTGACGCAGCATTGATGTTTATCGCTCGTAGAATTACTGGTTGGTTCAAAGACGGATCGGCCATCACTCAATCCTTATCTGTGCGCCTGATAATGTGACAGGTGACTTGGTGATAACCCTGATTTTGAAGCCAACATTTTTTCTGATGCGCCCGACACGCTTCCAGATAACACGCTTGTCGTAAACGAATGGCGCGTTCTGCTCAATCATCTGCTCTCGACCATAGTTGATGCCGTCAGTAGTAGCAGAAAGGAATAACCGATCTGCGTATTGAGCAACACCAGTTGATGATTCAACTTCGAAGTCGAACACCCGGGCATTATCAGCTTTGAAAAGCGGCGTGAATAACAGGTGCTCCTGCTGCTTTTCATACTGGCTTGAGATGTCGAACTGAAGCGCACCTTTAACGGCCTCCAGCTTATCGCCGCAGGTGATCGTGTTTCCTTCGTACATGAAGTCGATAGCGCGGTAGACGTCATCATATAGTCCGGTTTTCAGGATGCACCACTGTGGCCCGTTCTGTGATGCTGTGCCGTCGTATACCAGCACATGGCGCGGCAGGTGAATCATCAGCAATTCGTGAGAGTCGAAGCGCAGAGATTCCATTACGGCCGTCGATAGTTCATCGGCTGTGTATTCGCGAATAATCTTCTCAATGCTCGCCGTGGCGATCGGAGTTGCTCGACCAGAGTCGATAATATAAACCGACGGCGCACCGGTTGCCGGGTTGCTGACGATGGCGTAAGCGTCCATGAACACACACTTACAGAACGTACCAGCAATACCTTTTGGCACCATGTACGCTGGGTTAGCAACGTATAGCGCGGCTCCCACTGTTGATGTACCTGTCAGCGTAAAAAACTCAATGGTCGATGAGCCAAAGCAGACGATAAAGTCACGCCACGTTCCGATTCCGATGATGCCATCAGGCTGTGATTCAGCTCGATACTCAGCGCTGTAGCGGTCAGGATGTGATTCATCTTCAAGGTCGGTTATAAACCATGAGTCTGAATTATCCTTCGCCCAGGCATAGCGACCACGCAACCGTGTTATATCTCGAGCAGAACCAAGGTCGTATTGAGTATATCCAGTATCAACTGGCCAGTTGGCTATCGTCTTAGTTGTTCCATCATATCGATATTCGACTATCTGCCCACCGCTACAGACAGCCTGTGATGTCCTGCCATGAGCAAGAGAAACTCTGGTCAATCCAAGTACGCTACCTACCACAGAATCAGATTGATAAAGCTTTCCACCCATGACGCGATAGACGGCATTCTGAGAGGTGTTGTACTCAGCTCCACGAGATGTGCCAGCAACGTCTGATAGCTTCGTTACACCGGGGAAGGAGCGCAGATAACCGTTACTGTTGAGAACTTCTTTTGGTGTCGCCAGCATGTTGACAGGAAGGTAGTCGATGTAGTCGGCGTTGCGGAAGTCCTTGCCGACTCCTTTCATTAAAGGTAATTGCTGAATCGGCATTTACTCACCTATGGATTTGGTGCATCACCGTCAATTGGTGGCAAGTCGCCAGGGTAATAGCGATCCGCTGTGAACACGTCATACTTGTTCCCCTGACCAACTGGAAAGTCTCCCAGACGGCGCATGGAAGGAACAACTAGCGTATCGGTCAACAGAGCATCGTATGCCTTTTCCGCGTTTGTCTCGATTCGTGGAGTTGGTTCAATGCCATAATCCGACATCATGCGAAGAAGAAGTTGGTAGCCAACAGCATGCTTGTACTTTCGTGGCAAACCAGAGTCATCATCAGGTAAAGGCTCTTCGTCATCGGCGGAGAAGATGTACCCGATTTCACCCGGGTTAATTAGCCACTCGGCCATCATATCTTCTAAATCGACTACGCCATCTTCTACTGATTGAGGTTCTACATCTGTAAGTGTTGCATTAGAGGCAACTGCAAACTTTCTGAGGGAAAATAGTACAATCTCACCCTTTGTCAGCGTCGTTGACATTATCTGCCGCCTTGCGTCCGCGCTTGGTTGCTGGCTTCAGATCGTCAACTGAGGCGACAAAGCCTAGCTTTTGGTAAATAGGGAAGTCTTTCTCGACGATAACAGCCTGGACATGACCGGCCTCATTATCTGCGGTAAGGAATACGCTCATGCGATCCATGTTCACCTCAAAAATAAAGGGGCCGAAGCCCCTTGTGATTACGGATTACCGAAAAACTGACCGCCCATGTGAGGGTTGAAGCACACGTATGCTGGCAGTAAGTCGAAACGCATCATCTGCTTGTTGGCGTCACCGTCTGCGTATTTGTGTACACGAATAGAGAAGCCTTCATAGGTTGCGACAGCAGAGTCGATGCTGTGCAGTTTTGGCAGAGGAATTGTTCCTAGCCCGCAGAAGAACTTATTGTAGAATAGGTTAGGCTTCATCGCCTGACTAGCGGTGCCGATAACGGTAACTGCATCACCTGCAGCGACCTGACGATTAACCGCGTTGTACTGGGCCGACGTAGCGTCGAAGATTGGAACGCCAGAGAGCGTTACAGTAACCTGACCGCCAGCAGTAGAGTTAGCATCAGCTAAAACAGTAGCAGTGAAGCTGATAGGCGCAGATCCGTTGTACAGGACCTGTTTACTCTGCTGGTTAAGCCAGTATGTGGAGGTGAACTTCAGTTGATCACCAGCCTTCAGGAATCCAGTTACTGATGCTGTGGCGCCTGCCAGGGTTACAGTGAACTGATAGGTATCTTTTACTGATACATACGTTACAGTTGGCGCAGTCTGAACAGTGAGCGTGCCACCGAAAGCGCCTTGCGTACGTGATGCCAGGCCGTTAGACATCAGAGCACGGATGCCACCGAAATTACCTGAAATCTGCGCATTCTCCCAAGCTGAACGGATAAGCTGATCGTTTCCGTGCAGACCAGATTGAGCATCTGCAAGACGCTGTGCCGCCCATGGGTCCATAACCGCGTAGTTTTCACCTTCGTTAATACCAAGGTCTTTCATGAAAGATGCTGTTTGTGCAACATCAGACCATTTATTGATCGGGGTGTTCGGGCTGCCAAGTGACAGAGCGCCGTTGTTCATCATGAACTGAGCCAGTTCCGTCTCGAGGTCGGTAACAATTCGCTCCTGAATCGGCTTGAGAATTTCTTCCAGTTGGTTGAGCTTAATAGCTTGTTCCAACTGCGTCCATTCTACTGGGACGGTAATGTAGTTACCGACACGACCGGTGGCTTTGCCAGAGATAAGGCTGTTTTTGGTCTGTCCGGTGATATCACCGCCAGCTGTACGGATTGAACGGAACTGGTGTGGGCGTTTAAAGCTTACACTGTCGCCAGTATCAGCATTGATTTCGCCAGCAAGTAACTGACGGTCTACGGTTTTTGCCAGCACCAAGTCTGACATGAAACCCTTGAGGAATTTTTTCAGTACGATCTGACTGACGTTACTGTCGAGATTGTTAGGCATTTAGCGTGTCCTTTATTCGATGATTGCGCCGGGGCAGTATTTTTGGAAATCGTCTTGTTTCGCATCAGCGCCGCCACCGCGAATTTCCGGCTCTGGTTTGATGGCTTTCTTGGCTTTCGGAGCAAGGCTTACTTGCTTGCTAATCTGGCCCAAGAGAAATGCTGCGCGAAGTGGATCTGTCTCAGCGGCTACACGCTGGCGTAGTTGTTGGCTCTTACCTAGCCCGTAGGCAATCAGTTCTGAGCCTTCGTCGGCGCAGTGAATCAGGATTTCCTTTTGTAGGTCTGGAACCTCAGCACGAACTATTTCCTCCATCTGCTGGTAATCTTTCACCGGCAATGTTGATGCTCGTTTCTGATGAGCTTCAATCCTCTGCTGGAAACGCTGCTGATATTCCTGCTGCTGACGTTGCTGCTGTTGTTTGCTCTGCTCGACACGGCTCTTTTTCTCATGCCAATCAGTTACTGCCTGTTCAAACGCCACCTCGTCGTAATCGCACGACTCAAGGGTTGGCTTCGGAGGGATGATGTCTGACTGTGGTTGCTGCTGTTCTGCTGGCTTGGTTTGAATCTGCTCAAGCTGGCGACGCAGCTCCCGTAACTCTTTATCTTTCTCGCGGTTGTTCTTCCGAAGGTCTTTCACCCACTGCGGTGCAGGTTGACCATCAACTTGTTCGTCATCCTCTTCCGTCAGTTGAATTTCTTCGTCACCGATATGCAGGGAGTATTCATCCGGCTGCTCTTCGGCCTGTTCATTTTCGGTAGCAACCTCTTTCTCAGTTTCTGCCTGGTCTTTCTTCTCAGGCTGCTCCTGTTGCTCAGTGGTTACTTCTTCGCCTGATTCCTGTTTTCCAGACAGGTCAATAACCTGACCGTCGATGATCAGTTCGCTTTCCATTGATTACTCCTGATTAACTCGACAGTGAGCCTGTCGGTGGCTGTGGTGATGTGATTTGTTGCTGTTGTGATTCGGCAACGTCTTTTAGAAGCCTGATAGCTTCCATGACTGCTTTATCGTCGATGTTTCTGGCTTGAGCCAGTTTGTAGACGGTGTTGGCTTGACTCTCCATAGCATCCTGTTGTGCAGTGAATGCCTTGATTTGAGTCTGTGCAGTTTCGTTTGTGGCTTTCTGCGCTTCTGCCTGCGCTGCAACCATCTGAGCCTGGGCTAGAACCATATTCGGATCCTGCTGACTCTGTGCTGCCATCTGAGCTTGCTGAACAACTTGCTGCTCTTTAGCGTTGCGAGGCTTAGCAATGCCAGAAGTTAGCAACTGGTTGCGGTTGTACTCTTTGAAGTCATCCAGGCCTTCGCCGTCGATGTTGTCCAGAATGATTCCCTGAATAGCTGGTCGCATCGGGTCATTCGGCAACATCGTACTGAGGACGTTGGTCAGAACTGATACTGTCGCATCACGCCGTGCCGTATAGCTTGGCCCGACATCAACAGTCACATCGTAGCGACCGGTAGACAGGTCATTCAGTGCAACTACGTTACCGGTCTGGCGATCGACAACCTGCGCATTCATCAACGCGATGTCGTCGGTACCGTCCTCGTTAACAACGCGAACCTCACGATCTGAACCGTAAACTTCACGAGCCATCGACAGCCAAACTTCACCAGCGCGTTTCAGGCTCTTAGCCATGTTGTCAAGGTAGATAAACGACGCCATATCTGAGCGATTCATCAGGTTGTTAACAGTTTCCTGCGCGACGTTGCTTGGCATCTGTTGCATTGCCTGGCTGCCACCGGTCACTTCCTGAATGTCCGCGCTTGTCTGCTGAAGTAATGCAGCAAGAGCCTGATTCATCACCGCAGGCTGCGTGTAGCCTGCTGGCGTGGCAGGAGCAATAACGTTACCTGCCTTGTCCTTTACTTCACGCAACGGGAGGAATGTTGGTCGCTTCTTGTTGCGGTCTTCCCAGTGCTTCTCAAGTCCTCTGATTTGCTCCATTCCGACGATGGGTATTGCACTCGGATCCTGGGCAGCAGTGTCAGCCAACATTGAAACCTGAAGGTTATAGAGTCGCTGCGGGTCCATAGCTTTCGCAATGTGACCTTCTACACGCTCGATATCGTCGATGAACCAGCGCTTGCCATAAACCGGTATTAGCGGGATGTGTTCGCCAGGGATGCGCCGCGGCTTCTCGAGGAAGTTGTCACCGTCTACAACTGAGACGTAAACGCGACGACGCTTAACAGAACGCCGCGCCACCTCAACGAATCCGGCCATTGCAAGTTCATCTTCAATGTCAGCAATCTGATCGCTGTCGTATGTCGCTATCTCGCCAGTGATTGGCTGTTGGTAGCTGATGACATCAACTGATTCCTTCCGCACCTCGTAATACTTGGCGATATACACCACTTCAGGCGCAAACCAGTCATATTCCCAACTGGTCATCGTAGTGATGTCCAGAGATGCTGGCGGAGTCTTGCCGTATTCAGCCTCGTACTTCTCCGGAGACAGTGAGTACATGCAGAACGCCCACATAGCGTCTGACTTGTCGTACTTCTTCGCGTCAGGGTCGAACCATACTGAGCGTGACGGGTCGTAGATTGGCTCGATAGCGATGCGTTGGCGATCGTCCATCGGGTCATATTCGTTGACCAACATCGAGGTTAAACGGAAGCAACCAAAGCCGCCTGTCGCAGCATCATCAAATGCGTTGTCGCATGCCTCACCGCCGTCTGTTTCTTCGTAGTCAGCTCGGAAAAGGCCATTTAACTTATTAGCCAGTTCTTCGCTTGCTTCTTTATCGCCAGGGCGAAACTTAACGGTGATTCGGTTGTTGCGATACTCAGCGATGATCCTGTTAAGCTCTGTCGCTACCTTGTTAATTTCAAACTTTGGGTATCTTTCAAACTGGTCATTCAGTTTCGAACCTGCCGCCGTTGCACCTTCCCATTGACCACCGGGAACACGAGCAAAACGAGTGGCTTCGATACACTTCTCGCGCACATCTTGCTGCGGAGAATAGGCGCGGTCGAACCTGAGCATGACGCGCTCATGTCTTTTCTCTAATGTTTCTGCCATGTTTACCAACTAGAAGATGAGGGAACGTAGATTTCTGTTTCTTCGCGGGCAACTGCCGGACAGTGCATGCACATCATCAGGGAATCAGCCAGGTTAGGTGACGGGATGCCAAGCTTTTGTTTCATGTCTACCTTAGTCATCAGCTCAAGCTTCCCGTTGCCGTTGAACTTACGCTGTATCTGCGTGAGTTCAGCAAACGCCTTCTCCAGCATCTTTTCGCCAATAGCCTCTTTGTCGAAGCTGAGCATGCAATCTGGATCTGCATACTCACCATGCACAACCGCTCGGTAAGTAAGGTAAAGCCTGTCAGCAAGCGCATAATAAAACTGCGCTCGCTTGTTGCGGAATACGTCACCAATGGTGCGGATGTTGTCGCCCTGCACCACTTCATCAGCCCATGCTCCAGACTGATACGGCGCATCTTCATCGAAAGGTGACTCGCTGCCTTTGAACATTGTGGCGGTTATTTTCTTACCAGTGAACGAGTCAGTAATCTGCCGACGTAGCCCGGCACCGAGACCGTCACCATCCCAGAGAAAGTGATCGGCACCGTCGTTTATCGCCAGCCCGGTAGCCCAGTCAGCGCCATCGTTGACATCGATCTGCTCTGGCGGCTCAGTGATGCGCTTGACCACCGAACCATGACGCATGGCATAACCTTTGGCATCCGGCCCGGTGTCTGACGGGTCGTGAGAAGCTACAGTCGCCCCTCTCGCTTTCCATCCAAGATTCTTGTGCGCGTCTGTAGCTGCTTCCAGCCATTCACGTTTGATGATTGCCATATCACTTGCACTTACCGGCTCACCGAGCCAGATGTGGCGATACAGAGTAGGGTTACGCCGCTTGCACTCTTCCATCTCCAGGCGGAGAACTTCAGGGAAGTGTGGGTTGTCGGTGTAGTTAACCGTCAGCAGACAGATGTCATCAGGATGGTCGACAACGAAACGCTGGTAGGTATCGTCGAGAATGTTCTTCGGGTTGAAGCTGACCCAAATTTCAGAGTTAGGCTTTCGAATGGTCGGGATCAGGATATCCCATGACTCCTTCGTTACAGCCTCAGCCTCTTCCACCCAGCAGATGTCTATCCCCTCAAGGGATTTAATCTTTGTCGGGTTGTTCTTGATGCCGTAGAACATGAACTCGGCATTAGTTCCGAGATGCCGAATCATCGAACGCTGGATTTCAAACTCAGCTGAATATCCTTCTCGCTCTATTGTGTCCTCAAGCAAGCGGATCACTGAGTCACTGATACTGTTCTGAAGCTCTCGAGCACACAAGATGCGCACCGGCTGACGCCTTGCAGCTTCAACAAGCAAGCGAGCCATCGCCCATGACTTGCCGCTACCTCGACCGCCCTTAGCGACCTTATAGCGATGCGCATTGATGAACGGTTGGAAGATAGGGTTAATCGTTGTCATTTTCCGAATAATGTACTCATAGGTGATGTTTCAATCTGGATAGCGCCGCCGTCTTTGCCGGTGACCTCATGGTCGTGCTTATCGCGCCATTTATCCTTCTGCCGGTTTTTAAGCCAAAATATGGCCGCTGCAGTATCAGGTGGGTAATATTTATCTAGTGGCGTTTCGACGATTTTATTGTCGACTACGCGGATATCCACATCAGGGGCAACGAATCCCATGGCTCTCTGGTAAAGCCGATCAGTTACGTCACCGTCAGCAATTGCCTTACCCTTTTTTATGGACTCTAAAAACTCAGAATGTTCTAGTTTCCAATTGTTGATTGTTGCTTCACTGACCTCGAAGAAGTCAGCAAGTTCTGCGTCTGTGTAGCCCAACAAGCACAACTTGCGAGCCTGTTCGGCATACGCCTTTTGATACTTAGTCGGGCGAGCCATAATTAAGCCTTGGTGAATGCCTGAGCGTATTCAACCATACGGCCAGGAGTTAACTGGATAACGCTCATATCACCCAATGGCACGAAGCCAGCAGTAATCTTTGCGTTGCACTTAATAGTGAAGTCAGCGCGATCCTGGCTCACCACGATGTCGTAATCCGTCGCCGTTGTGCCGCCGACAGCCACCACTTGGAAATATTCGGTTTTTGTTGGAGTGGCGTGAACGCCGATCAGTCCACCATTTGGAAAACGTGATGATGCAATGTGCGCCTTAACAACCGGAACGAGGTTAGCTACAGATCCAGCCGTTGCTGTTTGAATTTCGGTGATAGCCATTACTTAGCTCCTTTCTTTTTCTTCTTACCGGCCTTACTCATAGCGATGGCGATCGCCTGGTCTTTTGGCTTTCCTGCTTTGATTTCGGTTGCGATGTTTTCACCGATAACTTTTTTGCTTCGACCTTTTTTAAGTGGCATTTCTTATACTCCGGTAGAGAACAGGTCGAGAGCTTCTTTAGCTTCGCGGATTGCCTTCTCAGCACGAGCCAGCGCGGTACCTTCACCGGAAGCCAGTACCAGTTGGTCTTTGAATAGCTCAAAGTTCAGCTTACTGCCGTTAACGAAGGTGATCGCCTTTTCTGCTGCCGCGGTATCACTCTGAACCAGGCGAAGGATATCGAGGTTCATCTGCTGTAATTCTGTCAATGCGGTAATCTCTGCCATTGTTGGCTCCGGTTGTTGTATTGCATCGACTTACAGAAATGTCGATGTCCAGATGAAGAATGCGAATCCTGACGCTGCGATAACAAGCGCAGATGCGATGTAGAAGAAGTGGTGAGTGAAGGTGATGATTCTGTCAGTAAGCGTTAGCTTTTTCTCAGGATGGGCGAGAACGTCATCGCGTATGAGTGATAATCCGTAGAGCAGTGTTACTTCGCGCTCTCGCTTTCTCATAACCCTTCCATAAAGCCCTTTTCGCGGCTGAACTTATAGCTATTGCATTTTTTGCAGTGAAGCTCATAGCGCTTATAGTCACGCCCTATGATTTCGTCACCGTATAGGATTCGATGCAGGTGGTATTCATGCCTACAAAACAGACGTTTGATTAATCCACTGATTACCTCAGGCATTGCGACCTCACGTATTCCTGCAAATATCCAACCTGCTTAGTCACGGTGACGATTCGCTCTCTGAGGGTGAAATAATCCCGTTCAGCGGACTCAGTAAGTCTGGGGGTGGAAGCATTGCCCATGCTGCCGGTGCTGGTCGCTCCGTTCGCGGGACGTTTGGCGTTGATGCGCAACCCACACTTGCCATCACGAACGCAACGCTGCAGATCATCAAGCTGCTTTTTCGCATCAGCCAGTTCTCCGGTGTATTTGGCATCCAGCGCAGCAACATCACGCTGGCGGTTTGTCATGTCGGTGATGGTGGCGTTAGCCAGATTCAGAGCCTGAGTTTTCTCATCGCGCTGCTTCTTGTATTCGTTGGCGTTGTCGCGGTAGTGATTAACAGCCCAGCCAAGCGACACGATGATGCAGACGACAACGGCAATGATGATTGCGGTTAACCGACTCATGATTTTGGCTCGTTTACCGTACCGCCAGCCTCTTTGAATTTGGCGATAAGGCTATCTGCTTTGTGCTCAAATTGACCGTACCCAGCCCCGGGTAGTGATGCCCAGATATTGCTGCAGCGATCGATGGCCTGCCGGATGTCGCCAGAGTCGATTAACTCCAGCGCTCTGCGCTCTTTAATCTGCTGCAATGCAACAGCGTCCTGGCTAGCAGGTGAGAAGTCTTTCAGGCCAAGCTGCTTGCGGTAGGCATCCCACCAACGAGACAGTAGCTGATAGCGACCGGCTGCCGTAGATTTCAGTTTCGGATTCAGCGTTACCAGCTTGCGAGGGTGATCTGAATAATCAGTGAATAACGAGCCACCGACTATCACATCGTACCCGCGGTTATTTGTAGGCTGTCCTTTTTTGTCAGTACCTTCTGACCACGCCAGCATGTCTAAGAATGCTTTGCGCTGCTTATTGGTTTCCACCATCGTCAACTCCGGCTTTTTTGGCTGCGAAGCGTTTGATTAGCGATCCAATCGAATCAGTACCGAGATAGCCGATAAACACGCTAGCGATATAAGCGAGGTTGCTACTCAGGCCGGTAAAATCGAGGAGGTCACGAACGAACCAGGCGATAATGGCGCACATCATTGCGTCGATTACTGTCTTAGTAAACGCACCGCCATTATATCTTCCGCGAAGGTACGCCATTGCAAACGCAAGGATTGCCCCTATACCTTGTTCTTTGGCCGCCATGATGGCGGATAACAGGTCATGTTTTTCGGGCATTTTCATGTCTTACCCCCAGAAGGGGATCTGTTCAAATTAGGAATAGGGATGATGGTCGCTTGAACAAATCCAGGATACATTTTTTGGTAACGTGGTTTGCTCGCGATTTAAGGCGTGGGCAGATCAGGCAGGAGGCTGTTAGCGCAGTCTCTTGCCGCCCATCTTCACGAAGCCCGCCATAGAGCGGGTTTTCTTTTTTGAAGCGCACTAGACCACCGTAGCCACAGATATTCAGCAATGAGTTGGTTGGGTCTGGTTCTTGGTGGTAATGCGCTCGAAAAAAGCCAGCGGCGCGGCTGGCAAGATTAGGGTAGTGCGTTGAGCTTTCGCTCTTATGGTCCTGGTAGGAATTTGGTGTGTGGTGACCGGTACTGATCCCCGGTTTAATGGCGATAGGCGCGTGGAGTCGCCTCGTTTTACGTCTTGTCCGATATACCATCCTCAGCGACACCGCATAGAACTCTGCGGATTAGCATCACCCGGCTCACGGTCTTGCCAGCTCGTTTAGGGACTCTTCCAAAGTACCTGACAAGTTCTCGGTCATCTGATTAGCGCATCAGCCTGCGCATTCACCACAACGGAAAGAGCACTGACAAGTTCGGTACTCCGCAAAACTTCCGAATAAGCGTGCGGACATCAATGCTCTTACCTGTTATGTAGATACAAAAAAGCCCCGAGATATTAACTCGAGGCGCTTGAATGAATGCAGTAATCCATCATTGAGTTCAGGTTAAACAAAAATCGCCACTTTGTAAAGTGTAATTTTCTAGATAAATCCTATTTCATAGAAAATATTCCCTACTGTGTGACTTTGTTCAATATCCGGTTTGCGTATTCCTCCTGTTTAATGCACTCGCCAACTAGGCTTTCAAAGAAATCCTTGTAAGACCTGCGCCACGTGGTTTCAGGGACATCCATCACCGTCGCGCAGATGTATTTGCGTACGCTATCTGGTAGCAATCTGGCATACCCACGACCGTTGCACCGACTGCATGTTTTATAAGCTGGTACGCCGCCTTGTAGAATAGTTTTCTCTTTGTCCAGAACGACGCCCTTGCCATTGCACTGGCAAGCATTGGTCAGCACCCCCTTCCCTTTGCATTTGTGGCAAAGCACCTTAACCGTTTCCCTCCTTTCCTCCAGATTAGGTCTGCCGATGTGCTTCATTGTCATCACCTGAGCTTCGACGAATTTATTACCCTGGCAGCAGTCACACGTTCTGATGCTGGCGGCGCTGCGTGCGTAGTCAGCAAATGCGAACGTTGCGAGAACTTGCATCACTTTCAGCTTAATATCTGTCTCGAGCTTGCGTAAGGCTGCAACCTTGTCGCATTGCTCCATTGCATATTGAGTTAAAAGTCCGATCGCCCGGTCGCGGTCATAGTCGCTGATATCCATCTTGCCGAGGAAAGCGCTAAACCCGAGAGCGGCGCGTGTTTGTGTCATGCCAATCGCCGCCATGATGTCAGTTCCGGTCAAAGAGTCTGACGCCGTGGCGCGCGGAGAGTCGCTAATCATCGTTGACTTCGCAAAGTGGAATTTCAGTGTGTTTTCGAGATTCATGCTTCTGCTCCTGATGTTTTATAGCGACTGATGTAATTGCGTAATATCCGGTAGTCAGTGGCGAATGATCCCGGGCGGCGGTAGATGCGTAACCGTGTCCAGCGCAGACGAAGGTGATCAGCAAAGTAGGATTCGAATGTCATGCGTCCTCCAGTTCAGTAATCGTCAGTTCAAGGCAACCACCTTTGACGATCGGCATTTTCACCACCCGGTAATCCACTACCTGAACGTCATCCATCCAGAACCCGGCTTTAGTCAGCGCGTCGAATGCTGCTTTTTGCAGGTTGTCCAGGTCGCGACGACGGCGATCGGGCATGTGACATTCAATGCGAACCTTCAGTGGACAGGTCACGCCAATGTCGAGCATCTCTGCTTTGATGACTTCCGCTACCAGATCTCGGTACGCCTTACCTTCGGTACTGATGTGCGTTCGCCCCCTGTTGTGCCTGTAATACCGGTTATTGCTTGGAGGCCATGCCAGGCTAATTCGATATTCGTTCATATCTTCACTAGCCCCTCTTTCAGCCACATAACCTGCGTTCGCGCCATTCCTTCCAGAGCGCATTCTTTCGCATACTCCGCATCAACAAGATGCGTTCGCCTGTCTATCTCGTCGTGGCATCGGCTGCATGCTACCGTGGCGATCAGGTCTGGCGGCTTAATACCGGTACCGCATAGTCCAGCAAGTCGGATATGAGCAAGGATTGTTGTTTCAGGGTTTCCGTTACATACGCCCGGGATTCTTACTTGGCACTCGCGGCCTCGTGCTGCTTTGCGTAAATCAGCCATGTATCCCCCTCAGAAGAATGACTGTAATCGGTTGAGTATTGCCGGGTCTTTTGTCCCGGCGAATACGTGCTTTATGGCGGCGTTAATCAGCGAGCTGTAACAGCGCTCGAACTCCTCCTGATCCATTGATGCGAATGCCAGGCTCTTGGCCCTCACCTTTGTTTCCCCGCGTATCGTCGTAACCACGTCATAGAATCCGGCGAGAATGGTTAGGTTCTTCCGGAACTCTTCTTTCTGCGTGTGTTCGTCTGAGCATTCGTAACCAGTGTTTTCTGATGTCCAGTGGGCATAACAGAACTGGAAGAATGCAAAGGCTTTGCGATGATGCGCGGGGTTTCGTGTGAGCTTGATTTCGGCTACGTAGGTTTCGCCGTTTTTGAATCGCTGGAGTCGTTCTAGGTCTGTTTCGTTTGCTGGAGAGAATACGCCGCCTGGGTGTTTAACCAGTTCGATTTGCAATCACTTCACCTCCTGCTCGGCTTTGCGTTCTGCTGCAGATTTAGCCATTGATCACCTTCCCGCAGCGCTTGCAGTAGATGCCGTGAAATGTTTCCGGTCTGGTCTTGTCGATCATTTCGCTGATGACACTGCTGCTGACCTGAATCGATTTCAGGCTTAAGTTTGGCGCGCCTTTGGTAACCGCCGCTCGATATGAGTGCCCGAAAATCTTTCCTAAAATGCCCTGACACTTATCCATCACCCCCTCCTGATATTTTCACGATTCTTTTCCCAGGTGCGCTCACGTTCGAGGCGCATCGTCTCGCCATGGATGGCTGCGTACAGGCGGTTTTCCATATCAAAGTTTGCCGCCATGCAGATCACCGCCCACTGCTCAGGCGTGAACGTGAAAAGCTTCTCGCCATCCTTCAGCACAATGCAGTTCTTTGCATCATCGCGGAACACGCAAATATCTGACATCACCCCACCTCTCTCAGGTTTAATTCATCAACCACTGCAGCCGGCACCATAACCGGCATCGGCACGCGGATCACCAGGCGGCGTAGTTCTGCAATCTCGTCGGCCTGCTCCATGACGCGTGCATGCAGGTCTGAAGCTTCTTCGCGCCACCAGGCGACATCGGCTTTAAGGCGGCGCAAGCGCCGCTGTTTGAGTTTGCTTACCATGGCAGCCACCCCATGCCCTGTAGCGCCGATATGACCAGCAGGACGAACATCACAACGTCGAATGGGTTAGGCATCTACTTAGCCTCCTGCTGAGGTGCTGCTGGAAGTGGCATCCAGTGGGTTACAGCGCCGGGAACTACGTCATGACAGTCAAACGAATTCCAGCCTTCCCCATCCCACCAAGCCTGCCCGATATCGAAACCGTTAGAAGTAATTACGGTCTGCATCCCTTCCGGCATCCGCTCACTGCAAGCCACCCAACCATCCGGAATCGCCGGAGAGTTGCCCTCAAGTACTTGACGCACAGCCTCAAATGCCGGGGTTACATACTCAACGTCTTCTTCGCATACAGCGTCCAATGCGTTTAGCGTGTCGCCCATGAAAGACATAGCCTGTAGAGCCTTTTCCAGCGCATCGATAACATTAGCTGGCAATTCGTCACGCTGACTTACAGGCTCAGCACCCTGAAGCATGGCGGCGCGGCAGGTGTTCCATGCGGCTCCAGCTACAGTGCTAAACCTTTCGCCGTGGCGTTCATAGGCAATGATTTCGCCATCTTTGAGCACAGGCTTCATTGCGTCAGGCACTACCGGCGCTGGCGGGGCGGTGTAAAGCGGCTGATGCTTCCAGTTGTAACGATCGCTCAGTGCTGGCTTAGTGCGCTCATGCTCTTCTGCTGTGATAATACCTCCGCAAAAGTGAACGCCGTCCGCTCTGAAACCATCGCGAATGTACGCTACAGCCTCCGCTTCGAGCGATGCCAGTGCGATGCGCGCCAGCGCCGAAGCTTCACCACATTGAAGGTGGTCAGTTTCGATAATTTGCTGCAACTGCTCTTTGGTTAATGTCATGGGTTAGTCCTCGAAATTTTGTGCCCCGGAGCGAAAGCGCGAGTCCTGTCTTTGCTGATGCGCCATCCATGTGACCTGGCCTCCTTAGCGCATTCTGACCATGTGCTGCCGACATACTCGCCAAACTCTGGCCCGTGCCATGTTTCTTCTGAGCAGGTCTTGCAGTCGCAGTAAAGGTGCATGGTGTAATTGGCTGCTATGGCCATATCACCCCTCCCCGTTGATGCGGCCAGCGGAATCCATCATGTACAGATATTCGTCCGCGTCCTGAACCCATTGACCACCAACGCCGTAATAGCGATGCGTTACGATGTCGATGGTTGCCAGATTGTCTTGTTTAAGTAACTGACGCAGAAACTCTTCGAGGTCGCCAGTGCAGTGCTTGATTACTGGGGACTTTCCGGGATAGCGAACAACGAGGAATTGATTTCTCTCTTCACGCACCTCCCGCGCCTCCAGCTCAGCAATGCGAGCACGTGCCGCTGTGAGTTCCGCCATGTGCTCACGGAGGCTGTCAGTTGCTGCTTCCAGCTTGTCCCAATCAGGATTGAAGTTGGCCAGTTGCGCGAGTTGGTCTTTCAGGAAGCTGATGCTCTTGTCTTTGGCTTCCAGCTCATCCAGCAGCGCACGAACCACATCAGCGGCTTTCTGGCACTGGTCAACAATGCTCACGTCACAACCGGTATCGAAACCGCCCTCTGTTTCAAAGCGAAGCTCTACAGCGTCGCCGTCGATATCTGATGGTTCAAAACCGGCAATGTTTTCCAGAATGCCGATAGTGCTTTCTGCGTTATCACGCAGGGACTGTTTGTCGATGTTGCTCATTGGGCGGCTCCTTCTGTCCGTACCGGGATGAAACGCGATGGTGACCAGTCGCAATAGGTGTCCGTTTCGGTGTGGCCAAACATAGCTTTACAGCGCTGGATGTGATGGCAGTTGCCACAGGTAGAGTCTTTTGGCAGACGCATCTTGTCCGGGTCTGTCGGGTCATAATTCAGCACTTTTATGGTGTCGCTCATGACTGAGCTCCTTTGCGAAGCTGGGCGGCGAACTTTTTCGCTTCTTTCTGTATGAGTAGCTTTTCGCTGAAGTTGTGGTACTTGCCGAACATCTCCACACCCTGAGCCCGCACTTCAGCCAGGAAAGCGTCTGAGGCTGGGGTTTCTGCCTTAATTAATTCAAGTGCGCGTGGATGGCTAATGCTGCCGCGCATCTGATGAGTAGCCCACGCGTCGATGTCGTCGCCAACCTCTACCTCATCGGGGAACTCAAATCCCGGACCAGCGATAGTTCCGTACAGCCATTCCTGCGCGGCCTTCTTGTTGCCGTTATCCAGATACATAATTGCCGCCTGAATGCCGATGAGATATTTATGCAAAACCCAAGCATTCGACAGTTCACTCGCAGCTTTCGGAAGAAGGTACGCATTCTCCGCCGCCAGCTCCCTGCACTTGCTCTCGGCGTTAGCGAGCTGTACTGCCATGTCTGTGATCTTAAGTTCCAGATTGTGGATAGTTGCGTCTGCAGCACGGAATTCGCGATTGGACTCGGAAAGCTTTGTTTCGAATTCACTGAATTTACGCACCAGATACTGCGCGTTGCTCTCGTTAACTTTCATGTCACCGGGCACACATTTGCCACGGAGAAAACCTTCCATTTCGTATACGGTCATAATCCTACCCTCATAAAAAAGACCCGCATTGCGAGCCTGTTAATCGATGTTTTTGCGTATTGCATAAAAAAGGCCGACTATCACGGCCACGCTTGCAGATAGCTCTGCTATGTAAGGTTCAGTCATGCTCGATTTCCTCTGCCAGTAAACCAATCGAGTGCTTTTACAATGAGTGGGTTTTCCCACCATTCATCAATCCAGAGACGTTCATTTTTGTCTCGATAAAAATCTGGTCCGCAGTAGTCATGCCATGACATGAAAACGTAGGTTCCGTCCTCAAGTCGCAAACGGTAGGTTGGATACGTGCAGATAATTCCGTTGGGTATTCGAATGCAGGTCATACTCGCCTCCCATAAACCATCATCAGCCGCCTTCTCGCATCACTCTGCATGAATTCAGCCACGACTCCATTTTTCGCCGGGTCGTATGGTGCGAACATCTTCGGATCGTCGCTGTTACGTGGTTTCTTCATACCCTTCGCTTCCTGGCTACTCAGGTTTGCATCGACAGCACGTTGCCTGATTTCTTCGTAGCCACCACTTTTCAGCCAGTGCTGATAAGAATCTTCGCCGGGGAATACACCAATACCCGGAACGCTTCGCAACATACCCATGAAGCGGAGTTGCTTGGCCTCTTCGTAATACCGGTTACGGCAGATACCAAGCTCTTTGTAAATCAGGTCAACCTTGGCGGGCTGGTTAGCTGATACGTAATCGAGAATGCGTTGCTTTAAGCTGTCCATCATGCGGCCCCCTTCGAGCGGTATGAATCCCAGGTGAATGACAGTGTGCAGCCACCGCCGTCGCTCATGCGGTCTATGACACGTTCACCGATGAATGCTGCCAGTTCTTCTTTGGTCTGGTTGCTAATCAGGATGGTTGGTTTCATGCGCTCGTATCGGGTATTGATGATTTCGAACATAATCAGCTTCTCTGCATCACTACCGAACTGGACCCCTACCTCATCGATGATCAATAGGTCTGGTTTGGTGAAGTAGCGGATCACGTCGTCTTCAGTGCGCGTTGAGCCCTTTGACCAGGTTGATTTGTACTCTCTGGCAATTTTCAGAGCGGTGGTGAAAACGGCTGAGCTTTGATGCTCGGTGATTGCATGCCGAGCTATAGCCAGCGCTAGATGGTTCTTGCCGGTCCCTGGCTTTCCGCACATAACCAGCCCCCCTCCCTTTTGCAAACGCTCAGGCCATCTGCTTGCATATGCCTGGCAAACCTTCAAGGCTCGCTTAGCGTCGTCATTAACCGGTTCGTAGTTCTCCAGTGAGCATGATTCGAAACGCGCTGGAATGTTGAGTCCATCAAGTAGCGACTCGATATTTCTCTTTCGTGAGGCTTCGTCGATGCGGATCCTTTCGCTTTGCAGCCTGATAAGTTCCTCGTTCAGGCATCCAGGGCAGCGACTAGGCCGTGGTGGAATCTTTACTACTGAACACGAGTAGTGCCTCGTCCTGCATTCGAATTGACCATGTTTTTCGCAGGTCTCAGTGCTGATTGTTATTTCAACATCTTCAATCTGAACTGGTGGTTGACTGAGTTCGTGAATTACTTTCTCAAGTTGAGTGATTTTTTCATCCAGCGTCATAATTAATCCCTCGCCCATGCAGGTATTTCAGTAGTTCCGTAGTCCTTGCTGCCAAAGTTTTCTTGCAGCGGTCGAGAAGAGGTTCTGGCAACTGGTTGCGCTCTCCTTCCGAACTTCGCCGCATTTCTCAGCCAGGTGTTAAGCGCAAGGTTCCAGTCCTTGAACGTTGAACCTTTCGATTGGTGATGATCTGAGAATGCCGATACTTCGCTTTGCAGGTCGACGCCAAGCTCAGTTGCTAATTTCAAATTGCCTTCAGTAGTCGTGAAGTCTTTAGGAAATTGAGTGGCTCGTTTTTGTGTCTTTTCAGGCTTTGGAGGAATTGCAGCCTGGGGGACTATAGGGGGATTATTTATATTGTCTTTATTTGTCTTTAAAGAATGTCTTTTGTGTGTCTCTAACTTCGAGACTTCACTTGTCTCTAACTTGGAGACATTTCGTGTCTCTGACTTGGAGACAAAATTGCTAACTTGGAGACACTTGCTGAAACGCCATGCAGAAACCTCCTTGTTCACGCCAATTTTGCTTCCATCCAGAAACAGACAGTTCATTGAAAGCAGCTCTTTTTTTGCCTTGTTTACGTTCTGCCTGGACAGGCCGGTAATTTGAGCGATTTGCTCATCGGCAATGCGATCTGATTTCTTATTGAAGCCGTATGTTTTCCTGATATACGCCAGCATCAACTTTAGCTGGCGAGCAGTTAAATCAGCACTTGCAATGGATTCCAGCAGCTCGTTAGCGATACGTGTGTATCCGTCATCGAGTTCTGCCACGCGAGACTCCTGATCCCCCGAGTCAGCCCCAGGGAAGTTGTATACTCTGGCGATATTTGCCATAATTACTCCTGCAACTTTGTTGACATGACACAGTGCTTTTAGGCGTCCAGACTGTTACCGCAGCTGGGCGTCTTTTCATTTTTAAGGATTGAAGCAACCTCTTTCGCTAGCCGGGCCATGTCGTCATCGACAACGCCCCACTCCAGAACTGCAAGAAGCATCGACAGCTTCGGCAGCATGCTTTCCTTCCAGCGGGTAATTCCTGATTTATCCATACCAAGCGCTTTGGCTACGTTCGTGGAGCCGCGCATGGCAATCTGATTCAGGATCCAAGACTCGATTTTTCGAGCCTGATTTTTGTTTCGGGTAGTTGTGTTATCCATCTGTGATAATTCCTTTGTGTTGAAATAGTTAAATAGGCCAATGCGCAGACACGCATAGCCTTTAAGACTTGTTGTTTTGAATCGCCCTTTTTCAGGGCTTAGATGTGATAAGAGCGGGTGTTGCTTAGGCTGCCATATACCGATGCGGGTAGAGAATCTGCATCTCGGAGATCTTCCCTTCGAAGAACTTGGACAACTTTTCAGCCGTCTCCAGAGATGTAACCTGCATACCGCGTTCAATTCGGCTCAGGTTGCCTACATCAATTTCTGTCATTTTGGAAACTTCAGAAATTGTCAGACCTTTCTCTACGCGCATTTTTCTAAGTGGTGTACACATATTGCACCTCCATAATGCGTTAGACGCATATTAATCCATCCGCAAATTTTGCGCAAGGCGCTTTGCGAAGGACGCATAAATGTTTTCTAATGAAGATATGAAAGTAGGTGAAAAGATAAGACTTCTTAGGAAGAAAAATAAATACACATTGAATGAGATGGCGCTTCTTGTAGATAGCGACGTCGGCAACCTTTCACGCCTTGAGCGTGGGATTCAAGGGTATAGTGATCAGCTCCTAAGAAAAATAGCGAAAGCTCTCGATGTTCCTGTAGCTGTACTATTCTCTTCCGATGACGAGGAAAATACTGTAGATTCATACAGTATAGATTCCCTAAACAGTCGAGAGGAAAAGGATGTGTATAGGGTTGATGTTCTTAACGTTTCCGCCAGCGCAGGCAATGGCTCGCCATCAAAAGATATTGTGGAGGTTGTCCGATCAATTGAGTATGACGTTGACCAGGCTAAGTCTATATTTGGCAGCATCCCTCAAAAATCGGTGAAGCTTATCAACGTTCGCGGCGATAGCATGCAGGGGACCATTGAGCCGGGCGATTTGATTTTTGTTGATATCAGAGTCAATTACTTCGATGGCGATGGTATTTACGTTTTTGATTTCAATGGTGACACTTTCGTCAAACGTCTTCAAAAAGTTAAAAATGATCTGTTCGTTATCTCGGACAATCCAAAGTATAGAGAGTGGAGCATAAGCCCTGAAGAGGCTGCGATGCTTCATGTGTCTGGTAGGGTAATGCTAAGCCAGTCGCAGCAGTTCCGCAGACACGGTTAACACAAAACATCACACCAACAACCCGCTACGGCGGGTTTTTTTGTGTCTTAAGCAATATCAGTAAATTTTTTTATTCCTTTTGAATCATACGCATAAATTAATTTAAAGCGTAAATCCCCTTTTTGCCATAAATATGCGCTTGACGCATTTGCGCATAACGCATACATTAAACCCATCAGCAGGACGCACTACTCACCAGGATGGTGAAGCTCTTAAAAATCTGGCGCTGAAAAAGCGCAGCATTCAAAGCAGAAGTCTTTGGGATTGGATGAATGCGCAGGCTGATGCGCACACGAATGTAACTTGCTGGTCAAGTCTCCCCACAGCGACGGGGGTGCAACTGATTCATTTCGTGGCATGTCTAGCTAGCCGGGGTTCAGCGCCGGCCATCCAATCACCAAAGCTAACTGACTGGAGAATCCAGATGGATGCACAAGCACGCCGCCGCGAACGCCGAGCAGAGAAACAGGCTGAATGGAAAGCTGCAAATCCCCTGTTAGTTGGGGTAAGCGCCAAGCCAGATAACCGCCCTGTTCTCTCTCTGACTCGCAAGCCGAAATCACGCGTAGAAAGCGCTGTGAACCCGATTGATTTAACGGTGCTGGCTGAGTATCGGGAAGAGATGGAAAAACGCGCAGAAGCTGTTGAGCGCAAGAATCATCGCACCTGGTACAAAGATGCGAACCCGTTCGGAAACAAAATCCACGCGGTGCAGAAATCCCGCGGAAAATCGACGCCACTGATTTAATCGGTTACGGCGCGTTAATTAACTTATGAGGTAAGGCAATGGCTGCTTACGAGATAAAGACAATCAATCATTGGAATCCTGCCGTTACGGTATTCACCAGTGGAAATGAGCAAGACGCGATCGCTTCAATGAAAGAGCAGATGGAAAGAATGGGTTACGAAGGAGTTGAAGCGTCAGCAATTCGTCGTATGAATGAGTCTTACGTAAATGGCGGATACAGCTTGATTGCTGCAGAAGATTTTCATCCAGTGTAATGAATTTTGTGCTGAAAAGTTCGAAGAGGCTGCCTAACTGGCGGCCTTTTTATTAGCTCACGATACAAACAGAGGGTAAGGCGATGGAAGTGCAAGTCAGCTTCAAAAAAGAGGTAAATGTTAAGCGCATAAAAACCTGCATCAAGGTGTGCGACAGGTTTACGGCAGATGTTCTCGATGAGACAGGGAATGCTGTTCGAGGTATTGAGGATGAGTATGTTCCTGACTGCTTTCCAGGACAGCACTATGGAGATTATCTGGAGCTTGATATCGATATCGAGACCGGGCAAATCCTTAACTGGAAAAAGCCTACGCCAGAGCAGCTAAGTCAACTGCTCGGTGAAGAAGAATGACCCGCTCCGGCGGGTTTTTTATTGCCTCATACCTGGAGTCATTTACGAGTGGCTCAAGTTATGAATGGCGGCTATCCACCGCTTACCAATAAGCCTGCATTTAGCATTTGCATGCAGAGGTCTTTAGCTCAGCGGCGCGGCTTAAGCGCGGAGATGATTATGAGTAATCCAATAACAGTAGGTTTTTCTGGCCTGACTAATCGCATCTTTGCCGGTCGGTCAAAGCCAAGCAAATTGGCCCCCAGCGTTCGTCATTTTACTGGAGAGAAGTTTGATGTTACTGACGAGGCTATTTTCGCAGTAGCAAGCCTGATGGTTGTTCGCGATGACATCCTGGTTATTCCACTACCAAACGGCGACAAGATTCACCTCCGCGCCGACATCAAAGAAAAGCTGGAGGTCTCATGAAAGTCACCCACAACGGCAAGCAGTACCACGCATCAAAACTCAACGACAACGAGTGGCAACTCTCATCAGTCGATAAACCTCGCGAGAAAATCACAATGAACCGCTGGCAGATGCACATTGCCGGGTTATTGCAGCAGATGGATGGTAAATCATGATCGGACACTACGGAACGACACCAATGATTCGACAGTGTGTAATGCCTGGAATGATGGCGTTGCATGAGGGCCGCACCTATCGAGTCTCAGCAGTAATTCAGGAGCGCAAATGGGTGTACCTGCACACCGATGCAGAAATCATCCGGCTCACAGACTGCGTGATTGACGTCCTTCTCGACGGACGCGGCAATCCTATCCAGCACTAATTCCAAGCCATTCCCCCTACTCGTCCGGCTATCGCAGACGGGAAGCGCACAACCAAATTTCAGGAGAGACCATGATTCCTGTTGATTTAGCAACAACACCAGAACTCAGCCGCATTAAGCGCCAGTACCACGTTACAGAGGCGCTTTACTGGCGAAAGTCAGGTAACAAGTCGATGAAAAGCTTTTGCCTGTATATGGCTAAACAAGAGCGCATTAATAAAGGCGAGTTCCTGGCCAATCCTTCCGAACTTCCATTCTGAGGTAATTATGAGCGCCACATTTTATGAGCGACTGGCATCAATTCAGGAGCATCTGAATGCGCCAAAGAATCAGTACAACTCGTTCGGTAAATACAAATACCGCAGCTGCGAGGACATTCTGGAAGGAGTTAAGCCGCTACTGAAAGGGCTTTTCCTGTCGATTAGCGATGAAATTGTGCTGATTGGCGATCGGTATTACGTCAAGGCTACTGCGACCATCACGGACGGTGAAAATAAGCACACAGCAACCGCTATGGCGCGAGAAGAAGAAAGCAAGAAAGGTATGGATGCCGCTCAAGTTACTGGCGCTACAAGCTCTTACGCTCGCAAATATTGCCTTAACGGATTGTTCGGAATTGATGACTCCAAAGATGCTGATACTGATGAGCACAAACATCAGCAAAATTCCGCGCCGGCCAAACAATCAAAACCATCCCCTACTCCTGAGCAGATCCTGAAGGCATTCACTGATGCCGCAGCACAAAAGACATCGGTCGATGAGCTTAAACAGGCGTTCGCTAAAGCATGGAAAATGCTCGAAGGTACTGATGAGCAGCAGAAAGCCCAGGACGTTTACAACATTCGCAAAGATGAACTTGAAGGAGAGCCTGCATAAATGGCAAGCAGAGGCGTAAACAAAGTGATCCTCGTCGGCAACCTCGGGCAAGACCCTGAGGTTCGCTATCTACCAAATGGTGGAGCAGTAGCCAACATCACACTGGCAACTTCGGAATCATGGCGGGATAAAGCAACCGGTGAGCAGAAAGAACAGACAGAATGGCACCGTGTGGTGCTGTTTGGCAAGTTGGCGGAGGTAGCCAGCGAATATCTTCGAAAAGGTTCTCAGGTGTATATCGAAGGCCAGTTGCGCACACGGAAGTGGACAGATCAATCAGGCGTAGAGAAGTACACCACTGAGGTGCTGGTTAACGTCGGTGGAACCATGCAGATGCTTGGCGGGAAGCAAGCAGAAGGAAAGCCAGCAGGTAACAGCCAGCAACAACCACGGAAACAGCAGCAACCGGCACAACAGCATAACGAGCCGCCTATGGATTTTGATGACGATATTCCATTTTAAGGACTGATATGAACCATTTAATGATTGACCTGGAAACCATGGGTAACGGTCCGTACGCGCCGATCATCTCCATTGGTGCTGTATTCTTCGAACCGAATAGCGGAGAAATTGGTTCCGACTTCCAGGTGAACGTATCTCTCGAATCATCAATGCGATTCCGCGCCAGACCTGATGCCTCCACAATCCTGTGGTGGATGGAACAAGGTGAAGATGCTCGCAAGGCATTAACCACTGACACGCAGGAGCTTTCAACCGCTCTCTCCTGGCTATCTGATTTCATCTCCAAACATGCCAAGCCGAGATTTGTTCAGGTATGGGGTAATGGCGCTTCTTTCGACTGCGTAATCCTTCGCAACAGCTATGCACTAACCGGTCATGAAGCGCCGTGGCAATGGTGGAATGACCGAGATGTACGCACTGTCGTGGAGATGGGGAAAGTAATCGGCATCGACCCTAAACGCGATATGCCATTCGAAGGAACCCGCCACAGCGCACTGGATGACGCTATCCATCAAGTCAAATACGTTTCAGTCATCTGGCAGAAGCTGACCAAATAAACCCACGGAGTTAAATCATGTCATCACCTCTTCATGGGGCGGAATATCTGCGTCCACCAAAGCGATCCGGCACTAAAGAAGAGGTGCTGGCACGTTGCTTTGCAGCTATCGCTAATGACGATTTCCAGAAGCCAACCATGGAAGACAGGCTTCTGGAGTTGCACGAAAAGGAAGTCTGGTACGCCAACTTAGAAGCGTCATTCAGACCGGGATGGATGGTAGTTGGGCCTGTAGAGCCTGATTACGTCGATGACCGTATGCGCATTTATCGCGGTCGTTACGGACAAGTAAGGAGCGACTGATGACTGATTATACCGGAAGTAATACGCCAGCAGATCAGCGTGATTTGTGGCGCACACCACCGGAACTGTTCGCGGCGCTTGATGCTGAGTTCTGCTTTCAACTGGACGCAGCCGCAGCACCACACAATGCACTGTGCCGCAAGTTCATCACCGCCGAGCAGAACACACTTGAAACACCATGGACTGATTGCCTTAGCATTCCAGGCTACGTCTGGATAAACCCACCATACAGCGACATCACGCCGTTCGTTAAGAAGGCTGCCGCCGAGAGCGCCAATCAGATCGGCACGGTAATGTTGGTACCAGTAGATACTTCGGTCGGCTGGTTCAAAGAGGCCATTCAGACCGCCAGCGAAGTTCGCTTCATCACTGCCGGGCGCCTGGCATTTATCAACCCGGTCACCGGTAAACCGGTCTCGGGAAATAATAAAGGCTCGATGCTTATTATCTGGCGACCGTACCCGCGTACACACTGCCACTTCGCAACTGTGGAGCGGGACGAGTTGATGGCTTTCGGGGCGAAACTTCTCGCCCGCATGGAGGCAGCATGACACCAGAGCAAGACAACGCAGTACGCGCACAGGGACGTAAATGTGTGGCAGAGATTCAGCAGACGATGAAATGCAGGCCTAAGCCGAAATGGAATGCAGTCGTGCCGCCGATCATCAAGAAGCATCACCAGAAAATTGCGCCGCTTGGTATCAGCCTGGTGGCATTCGTTAGCAGCATCGGTCGAATGCAAGGCCGGTACGGAGTGGAATCATGACGCTAACCAAACGAATCACAAGGTCACTAATGCGGCCTTTTTTATTGCTGGCGTTCACCTTCAACCGAATTAACCGACAGTTCATGGAGCACTGATTATGAGCGAAAAATTACGAATTGAACTTGGCGATAAGTACGTCGTCACCGGGTCTGCACATGACCTGATTCTTAACGAGAAGAAGATTTCCGAGGAAGGAAAAAACGCCGGTCAGGAAGTGCTTTCTCGACTTGGTTACTACAGCAAGTTTGAGCATCTGGTGCGAGAACTAATGCACAAAGAGATTCTGGAATCCGAAGCGCAGACACTAACTGAATTACGCGACCACATTTATCAACTCAGCGAGAGGCTGGGTAAGGCTATTGGGCTATGACATCAGAAATAATCGACCAGGCCAGCGCTCTCGAAGAGATGATGCGCGACCATGCTATTCAGGCTCACAGGCTCAACCACTCAGCAGTATCAGCAACGCACTGTGAGGAATGCGGTGATCCGCTTATTCCTGAGCGCAGGAAAGCGTATCCAGGATGCACGATGTGCGTCGGATGCCAGAGTGATATGGAATTGCGCAAGAAGATTGGGAGGATGTGATGAGCGGAAAAACTATGACAAATCGCGAACTGGTTGATGCAGCCATTGAGCTTGCCGGACAGTTCTACGCGATGCAGGGATATACACACCGTACCGGATTTAAGTATTGGGAATCGCCGCACCCGCAGGAGCAACTGGTTTTCGAAATGGCCTGTCGTGCATTCGAAGTAATTCGCGGCTCTGATGTGATAGATGCTATCGCTGACTTGGAGGACGACGAGTGATCGGAATACTCAAAGAAGTACCGAAGGAAAGCTGGCCTGTACGATGCCACGACCCGAAACGCAGCAATGTATGGGTTAACTCTTACTTTCTCGTGCAGGAGTTTCAGGAAGAAAACGGGGTTATTCGCCTGTCGGTAAATACTACCAGCATGGCTAATTCAGGACGCTGGAAAGATGGGATTAGCTGGGATGATTTGCAGGAGATAAAGAATGCTGTCGGTTATGCGGATCGCGATGCTGTCGAGATTTACCCGGCACAAAATGACGTGGTCAATGTAGCCAACATGCGACACCTGTGGCTGGTCAATGAACCACTTACTTTTGCATGGCGCAAAGATTAAAACGCCTCCGCGCTATGCGGGCGGCATGAGGAGAGAGTATGCAGCAATACGAAATCGGTTCATCACTTCAGTTACGCAATCTGATACGCCAGCGCCACGCTGAATGGTCAGAGAAAACTTTCGGCAACGTTGGTCCTATTGGCCCGCTGAAGCACCTTTCCAAAGAAGCACTTGAAGCCGCGGATGATGTTGGCGACCTAAGTGAATGGGCCGACATGCAATTCCTGTTGTGGGATGCGCAGCGACGCGCAGGAATAAGTGACCAGGAAATCACTGCAGCAATGGAGGAAAAGCTAAAGGTGAACATGTCTCGCCAGTGGCCCGAACCAAAAGACGGCGAGCCGCGCCTTCACATCAAACCATGACGCAACTGATAGCCAGTTATGAGCTGGCTATTGGGTGCGAATGCACTGCCACGTTATCCCTTTGCCCGGCCAATAGTGCCGGGTTCTTTTTGCCTGGAGAAAAGCATGCAAACAACAATCAGCATTCAACCGGTTCTGGTTAACCGTGAGCGCGTTCAGGAGATGCTTGGTGGTATCTCCAGAACCACATTTTATCGTAAGCGCAAACAGTGGGAAGAATCTGGCACACCATTCCCGCAGGAAGTGGAAGAAATTCACCCTCCGAAAGGTGGCGCTCTCTTCCGCTACGTAGAGGTTATTCAGTTCTGCAAAGATAAAGGACTATTGGCCGCACACGCCTGAATCTTCTCAGCCCACAATTCTGCCGCTGCCTGCTGCTCGGGGATGTAATCATACTGGTCATAAACAGCCAGCATCCCCGTTAGCTTATGCCCGAGTATCTTCTCTGATACGTGAGGCGCAACACCAAGCTCAGCCATCTTTGTTTTGCACGTTCTGCGCAGGTCGTGCAGAGACCAGTGCTCCCCACCCATTACCTCTTCCACCTGCCCCGCGATGGAAATCAAAGTACTGGCTGACATAGGCCTGTCCACCTGCAGCTTAGCCGGTGGAAACACGATTGACTGATCGGGGTACACATCAAAAACCTTCTGCAGATAATCGGCTGCCAGCTGAGAAATACCACGCACAAAGCGCTTACGCGTTTTCGAGTTCTCTTTCGGTATTACCCACTCCCTCGAATTCAGGTCAAAATCCCCCTTCCTTGCCAGCCTCAACTCAACACCGCGGCATCCGGTAAGCGCCACAAGGCGGATCAGCATTTTGTTTTGCCATGACATCTTGGTTTTATCGATGGCATTCCAGAACGCGCCTATCTCTTCGTCATTCAGGAATCTTTCCCCGTCATCCGGACGGCTACCGATATCGTTAATCTCAAGCAACATTAGAGAATTTGAAGTAATACGTTTTCGGCGCAGCGCATAGCGGATCACCTGTTTCATCTTCACCAGAACGTTACCGGCCTGAACCGGCGAACCACCTTTCGTTATGCGCAGGAATATCTGCTCCCACTCAACGGGGCTCATCTCATCTGCTATCAGTCGGCCGTAATTGTCGGTAACGTGAAGCTTCAGCATCCGCTTCCAATATTCGTACTTCACCATCTCTTTCACTGATGGTGTTTCTAGCCACTCATCAACGAGAGTGCTGATGCTCGGTGAACTGGATACTATGTCCCTGACTTTCTTCCGCTGCAGTGCCGGATCGCGTCCCTCTTCCAGCCAGCCCTTGCATTCCTCCATCGCGTCACGGGCTTCCTTGATCGACATCTTGCCGTAGGTGCCAAGTTTTAACCTGGCCGGTTTCCCGTTGAAGCGATATCGGTACTGAAAGGTGATAAGTCCCTTTGGGCTGATCCTGGCAGAAAGTCCACCACCATCTGCTATCTCCTCTGGTCCATCATATGACTTGCCAGCTATACGCCTTAGCTTGGTATCGTTGAGAGGCAT